TAAAGGAATGCCTATTACTGAATGCGCTAAAAGATAATATTAATAAATAAAAATATAAAAATGGCAATATATAACGGGTCAATAAAGGTATTACCTTGCAACGAAATAAATATACCACAACCTGGCACATTAGTAAGATTAACTAGTGATGCGCCAGCTATACTACTTGGCGGAATGACTTTTGTACGAGATTTGTTAGGTACTGATGATAGATTAGAAATAAACACAGATTCTCAGGATCTTTATGAGTTATTTATAAATCAAAAAATTAGTGGTAGTGATGTTTTATATATAAATCAAACTGCAGGTCCTGATAACGGTAAATCTTATATTTTAGAAATTACAGGTGTTAACTATGAATTTCATGCAGGTACTGAGGATATTAAAAATATAATACTATTTTTTAGAAGAACTCTTTGTTCACCGCCAAGTGTACTAGAGTGGCTACCAGCGAAAGGAATTGGTAATGCTTTTGATATAGAAATATATAGAGGTAATTATAGCACAACAACAGGTCTAGGGTCTCCAGCAGCAACAGTAGATTTAGGTGGATATAGCGGCGCTGGTAATAGTGATGGTTATGCTTTATCAATACAAGAAGCTGGTTTGCTTTCACCAGCAGTTGAAGTTTTAACAGTTAACAATGACAAAGTACCTCTTGTGTTAAGCACTACACCTCAAGAATTAAAAGTAGTAAAAGTTTTTTGCCCAAATAATAGTTGTTCAGATTATGAAGAAGGTGGAGGCACAGAGAGTAATATATATGCATTTAGCTTTGAATTTTAAAAATTAATAATTATGGCTTATATACAATATGGAAGTCCTTTTTTAGCAAGTGGAAAAGGATGTGCAAAATCTGAAGGAGGTTCGGGTTGTGTAGTAAAAAGAGGAGATAAATTTGTTATCTTAAATAATAAAAAAGGTGGTATTTGGAGAGACGGATTTGCGACTAAAGAAGAAGCAGATAAGGCGTTAGCAGCTTACCACGCAAATAGTTAAAATTATGAGTTCACCATTTCAAAAAGCGTTTAGCGCTAAGTCACCATTAAAAGATAAAGATAAAAATAAATTATCAGCTTATAAAGGAACATCTCCAGAAGATATTCCTGGATATGATGATGGAGCTGGAGGTATAGATTACGAAGCTAAAGCAAGAGCAAACGCCGCGCCAGGAGCACAATATACAGAGGCAGCGGCTGAAGCAGCGTTTGATAAAATGAAGTATACTACTGATGCTAATATTAGAAAAGGAGCAGGAGCAGTTATAACAGTTTCTAAAAATAAAAATAAATAATGAGTTCACCGTTTCAAAAAACATTTAGTGCTAAAAGTCCTTTGAAAGAAAAGACTTTTACTATGAGAGAATTAGATGCTAAAAGCAAAAAAGAACAGGAAGAGGCAATAAAAAATTCTGATATTCTTCCTCAAATAAACGAACCAGAACCAGATTACGAAAGTCAAGATCCGCAAAGATTTGCTGGAGATGATGGGTATGATGATGATGGTACACCAGCGTTAAACACGCGTTGCAAATATACAAAAAAGAAAAAATAAAACAATTATGGATAAGTTAAGAAAAGATGAAGATTATGATGCTAAAGAAGCATACAATAAAAATTTAAGCCCCTCAGCAAGGTTTGATTATTTAAAAAATGAAAGACATGATCATAACATGGCTGCTAGTAAAATGCTAGCTAGCAATTCTCCAGCTAAAAATCAAAATAAAGGATATGCTGATTCTAGAGAATTAACAGATATGCCACTTACTAAAGATATGACTGGTGGAAGAGGTGTGTCTTGGATGTCTAAGCATGCTACACAAAGATTTAGCTCACCTGTAAAGGCTCACTTAAGTCCTTCGCAAGAAGAAAAATTAAACGATGGACTTAAAGCAGCAATGCATTACAATAAAGATGAAAAAGATAAAGGAGCTATGGCAAAAATGGTTTCACCTTTAAACCAATATGATGATGTTGTTTTAGGTGGAAACAAAGGAGACAAATCTAAAACTAAGCCAGGAAAAAAAGACTACGAAGATAAAAAATAGTTAAATGCCTTTTTATTTAAAACCAGGTAGACATAATTTAGGTTCTCCATATAAAGTTATGGAAGAAACACCTCCAGCAGATCAAGTTATACAATTAAATAACATGGCTGCTGATGTGCAATTAGGAAAACCTAGTTCTAAAAATGAAAGCTCTAGAGGTTGGTTAGATAGGTTTCAAGATGTTCTTACAGTTGGTGGTTTTGCGCCAGGTCCAATTGGAGCAGGTATTGATATACTTAACACAGCTATATCTAGTGGAAGAAGTCTTCATGCGTTAGCAACAGGAGATAAAGATGCATCTGCAAGACATGCTAAAAATGCTGTTCTTTATGGTCTTTCTTCAGTACCAGGAGCAGGAGATGCGTTTGCCGCTGCTAATTTAGCAAAAAAAGGTACTCAACTTGTTAAAAGAGGAGGTAAAGCATATAAAGGTCTTAAAGGATTAGGTAAATACGAAGGCGCTGTAAGCGGTGGGAATTTACTAGCTGATGCGCGTGATCACGCTCAAGAAACTTTTGCAAAAGTACAACCAAAAGAAAAAGTTTAATTATGGCTTTTAAATTAGGAAAACCACCATATACATATGACCCTACACCAGTGTATCACACGCCAATGGAAGAA